GTGCTACAGCATATGCACATCCTTGAATATAATAGTCTGTAATTTGCTTAGTAGACTTTTTCTTTTTTGATGTTTTGAAATCAATAATAGTAGGCTTGCCTTTCCAAATACCTACCATGTCACAACGTCCAGCATAACAATACTTATTTGACCATAGCACTTGTTCTTGACCCCAGATCTCTTCAATACCTCGCTCAGTCGCCCTAATTAAATCACGACTCATCTGTCTGACGTCTAATCTCTCTTGACTTAATTCTTGCCAAACGTCTTCCCCGTTGAAATGCTTTTCTGCATATTCGTGAACTAAAGTGCCTCGATCTGTAGCTTCTTTGGAAACTCGTCGAGCTTCTTCCTCTCCTACTCTCTCTATCCATTTTTGCAACCAAGTGTTATCTGAAGTTTTTCCAAGTATAGTAGTAATTGACGGATATGATCCATCAGGTGTGTGATAAGTACGTCCAGTAGGTAGTGTATCAGTATCTACCTCAGTCGTGTAGTTGTACTTCCCTTTTAAAATCGTCCACGGTGTTGACAATAGGTTTTCCTTTCGCATTCAAGCTAGTATTAATTAAAATGGGATACCCATATTGTCTAGTTTTTTCTAATACTTTCCAAAGATACGCATTAGAAGAGCCAGTAACAGTTTGAAGACGGGCAGTATTATCATGAGTTTTAAAGTTACCGTTAGTAATGTCAGCAACAAATAACATTTCTTTAGAATGTTGATAAACTTTAAAATAATTATCAGCTTCTTCAATCTGACAAACAGGTGCATAAGGTCTCCAATAATCGGTATCTCTCATTTTTATACGATTTAATTTTTTAATGTTATCATCAGTAGGAGCACATAGCAAAGATCTATTTCCAAGAGCACGAGGACCGAACTCTGCACGTCCTTGTATTACAGGAACAATTTCACCTTTGATAATTCGATCTGCACATTCATCCGCTGTAATATCATTGGAAGAGGAAACACCTAAATAAGCGTTTTCCCAAAGAGGTCGGGTAATTAAAGCAGCAGCTCCTAAAGCACAGCCTGCATCACCTGCAGCAGGTTGAATAGCAATATTATTGAAACCTGAGTGTTTTAATATATAAGTATTAGCAACACAATTTAAGGCAACACCTCCAGCATATGCTAGATTAGTTAATCCTGTTTCTTTTTGAAGCCATGTTGTAAGAGAAAGTAGTATATTTTGAGTAACTTGTTGTACAGAAGCTGCGATATCCCAATCTAGTGTACCGGTTCCTACCCCGCGCTCTAAATTATGTAAAAAAGTATAGTCGCCGTCGGCGTTATAGTCTACAACTTTTTGATTAATCCAGGGTGCCCATTTAGGCTCTCCATGAGCAGCAGCACTCATCACTTTGCATTCGTCGCTTAAAGGTTCAAATCCCAACAAACGAGTAGCACTAGAATAAAATAAACCAATAGAGTTTGGATAACGAAATCTTTTGATCCATTCGATTTGACCATTTTTATAAACTCCTAATGAAGTTGAATAACGGTTGCCTACTGTATCTACAACCATAATAGCACACTCTGTCCAATCAGTAGTTAAAATAGAACTCATAGCATGAGCTTCGTGATGATCTACTAATACAGGGCGAGCTGATGTAAATTTTTTAATATCTGATTTAAATTGATTATATGTAGTTTCTTCATAAAAAGCTGCAAATTCCCAATCATCATATTGATCACGTAACCAACGAATAGTATTTTTTGGGAAAGACTTATCAAACTTTTTACGAGTAAAACGCTCTTCATGTGTAGCACCTTGAATAAAACCGTTATTTAAAGATGCAGCCGCACTATCGTGATGATAAGAGCTCACTCCTAAAATCTTCATTAAAATACCTTTTGGCTAGAGTTGTATATTCTGACGAATTAATAGTATTATACTTCATTACTGAAACAAAGTCAACAAAAGTCCATCGGTCGTTATCAACGGTGGGTTGTATTCTATGAACCATAAAACAAGGAAAAGTAATTGTTTTTCCAGGACTTGGATGGATTCTTGCTATAATATTAGAAGGTTCTGGATAATCAAAATCAGCTCCTAAAACTCCTGAAGAATTCCAGTCACCTATTTCAAGAGGCTTACCTTCTGTTAAATAAATAATACGAGTCCAATAACGACCCGGACGCGGATTACTTAATGTTCTATTACTAAAAGAAAAAGAATCTGAATGCCAATCATAAACATCGCCCTGTTCTAACAGAACTGCTCTTTTTCCGTTAAGATCACAAATGATTCTATCTTGATGTTGGGGATCAGAATAAGAGTTAGCCTCTATATGTTTCAATAGAGGCTTTACTGTTTTCTTAACAAGATTATTAGTACTTACAAAAATACAATCTTGCCAGTCTGGGTGAATAAAATCAAGAACAGATATCAACCCACTCCTTGATCTCATCCCATTTTTCTTCTTCTTCGTCAAGATTTTGTTTGCGAATAATAGTAGCTACTTTAGTTATAGTAGCTACAGGTATTGCATATTCTGTTTTTATATCTTTTTTAAGTTCTGCAATCGATTCACGAATTGAGTCAGCTTGAACCATCAAATCAACAATGCGGTTGATTTCTTTTTTGACTTCTACTTTAAGTGCGTATTCCATATTTTCCTCTAAGTTGTTGTGTTGGAAGAATAAACCTTAAAAGATTCTCTAATCTTTTCTGGTTTACGGCGAACTAAGCGTTGTTCTTGAAGGTTAGACAAAGCTTCATTAAATATTTTCATAGATAAGGCTGAGGATTGTGATGTACTTTGTATAAGTAATTTTTGATGAATAAGATTTAATGCTGTCACAAGATTTGCAGAACCTATTTCTCTTGACCCTTTAAAATCACCCTCAAGTCTAGGACGAACCAGCTCAAACATAACATTTGCCCATACTTCGCCTGAGTCATCATCAAAAACTTCTACAGGCATACCTGATAAAATTTTCCAAACTAAATCATTAGCATCTTGCTGTTTCATGTAATCACCTTACCAGCTGCGCAACTACGTTGCTAGACAACCCAATCGTCACGATATGGTTCCACATAGAACCACGCTAGAGCTGCAGACACACGCTTCGCGTGAACATCTTTAGGCTGGCTCATAGCATTAACAAACTCACGTTTGAAGCGTAGCCAAGGGTTACATTCATTCTTGACAGGCTTCATCACAGCTATATCACGTTGATTCCAATGATCACAACGCCGTGCATAAGCTGGCTGAACATTAAGAGACCTAGTAGTTTCATCCAACTTCTGTTGGAGCATGTTATACAGCTCTTGAAAAGCGTCGCTTTTCTCTGCTTCACTCATGTCAGCAACGCAAATGCGACGTGCGTTCCGTACTAGATCACGATATGCGTTACGCGATGTCAGTTTAAAAAACATTTATTTACCTCTTATTAATAGCAAAGTTTGTGCCGAATGGCAAGATTAAAATTTTAACAGTTCAGATAAATCGTCGAACGAAGTCTCTTTATATGTGTCAGAAAGGAGTGGAATCTGTTGAGGAGCGTGAGAAATGTTTCCTTGTCTCCAAAACGATTTTGAGTCATACCAGATGTATTTCGTGTAAGAGCGCCAAAGTGTGTTGATCTTGTTCGCTGATTTATCATACTCATCAAAGAACGGATCTTGGATAGAGATACGATTTCTAGCCTCTTCCATCCATTTTACTGCGCACCAAGGAGACCAACGTGCTGCATTTTCCGCCTCACGAAGAGTTCGACGAATAGTCCAGTCAGAGTATCCGCCTGTATTAAATAAAGGTTTTGCTTTAGCCATTAGCTACTTTTTCCTGTAAATGATTAAAATGATCGACAATATCAACAATAAAACGAGCAGCAAAGAAATCTCCATGAGAAAGCCTAAGTTCTTCGTATTCGTTCATTGTATCGGGAGAGTGTTGCGAGAGGGTAGCTTTTGCTTCTTGAAGGGAGGGACGTTTATGCATTCGTTGTTCCTTATTAAGTTATAATATATAATACTGAAAAAATCAGCTTTTAGCAAGTGAAACGTGTTTTTCTCTTTCTAGATATCGTAGAATAAAAGCACGAATTGCATTTGTTTTTGGAGTTAAATAAAAGTATTCTATAATTTGATTGTATTCTTGTAAAAAAGTTGTATAGTCCTCACTAAATAGTTTAGCGATATCAATATTAAAAACATTATCTTTATCAATCGGTACAGCATTTCGCACTCTGTTCTTCTTAAAAGGTCTAGTAAAAGGTTTAGATGAGTATAAAAAGATATTTTGTTTTTTTATACTGATTAGAGACAAATCAGCACGTTTTAATTTGTTATTAGACCACACACCTGTTGGATGTTGTGAAAAAAATACAAGTTTGTTTACGTGTTGTTTAGCAGCTTGCCTAAACTTTAAAATAGTATTTCGCTCTAAGTCGTGAAGACCAAACCCTGTATGAGCCCAAGCATGAGATTCCATTTCTCCTAACTTTTCTATGTTTTCTTCACTGCCTAAGTAAGCCGAATGAGTTTCTGGAAAATCAAGAGGAGAGGTGTTTGAAGGATCAGGGGAAGCACACCACGCCTTCTCCCAAGCACATTCTAGATGAGCTGAAAGTATTCTTTGTACGGCATTACCTCTATACATATGATTATACCAAATTGGAATAAAGTTATCAGGTAAAGCTTTTAATACGTCAATTATATAGTACATACACACCCCTCAATTTATTACTTGACTTGTTTATAGATTATAGTAAAATATATACATGTATGCAACTGAAAAGTATGTTCGCATGGAAGCGAAAGAGATGCAAAGTATGATTCGTGAAGTCGCTAACGATCTAGGAGGCGATATTAACTATTTGCACTCAGAAATTACAGATCTAAGAAATCTAGTCAAACAACTTGTAGCAGAAATTGAAGAAATGAAAGAAGCTAAAGATGCCAAACTATAAAGTAGTCTTATTTACTGACTCAGTACATCAACATTACATGACTGAACAGCGAGAAGCAATTAGTAATTCACTTTCAAATCTAGCTATAGAAGTAGTTGATTATACTGATTCTCGTTTTGCTAAATTTTCAAATAAAAACAGAGTTCCTTGTATCATGATATTTAAAGATGAAGCGCGTATGCAAGCAAAATACTCAAAGCTCAGTCACTCTGATGCTATAAAATGGATAACTGCTCGTGTCTCTTAATGCCTAAAGCTATCTCCTTTATACCCCACAAAAAAAGAATTGATCTCCATAGAGTTGATTATTTAAGAGCTATCTCTGATGCAATGGAATACCCTTTTCAAGCAGAAGATGGTAGAGATATTGCTCCAATACAATCAGAACTTGCTAAAGCTTGTATTTCTTATTCAGAATTACCTTATTGGTCTTTTACTAATTGTTGTACAGATTCGCTACAAATAGCTGTTCAGTTACTAACAAATGTAGGAGATCGTATCATTGTACCTGCTTATGGGTGGAGAGCTTTCTCAAATGCTCCAACTATTATGGGGCGTGAAGTTGACTTTTGTGATATTGATGACACTGGAAATATTGACTTACATAACTTAGATACAATGATCAAACATAATGCACCTTCAGCTGTTATTATTGTTCATAATTTTGGAACTATAGTTGACGTTTCTCAAATAAAAGAAGTATGTGATTTAT